TCATTAAGACTCCAAACCAACCTACATATAGTCTGTTGTTTGTGCTTGTAACCCACTCGCAGAATCTCTGCCAGTTACTGGCTTGGCTTTCTCTTGTTACTGAGATAGCTGCCATTAGAATATACCGGGTATAATCTGTCCTGTTGTTGCGTAGGCTCCTACAGCTGCTACGAATCCGAGCATTGCTGCCCAGCCATTAAATCTTTCTGCTTCGTTTGTCATTATTGGATGTTTGTTAATTGGATAGTTTGGAATGACTCTAGGTGGAGTCTCATTTGCGAATAAGTTTTCGGGTGACATTTACTTTTTCTTAGTTTTTTTCTTGTAAGGTTTTGCTGTTTTCGCTGACTTCTTAAAAGCAGCGGCGGTGGGAGAGCCCTTAGAACCCACCTTTCTCATCTTCTCGCCAGAGCCAGCGGCGATCCGCTTTCTCTTGGCGTGAATGTTTGCGTATAATCCTCGTTTAGCCATGTTAGCATTTCCATTTACGTAGGGCAAGAGCCTTACGTGTAGGCTTGCCGTTTGGTTTTTTCATTGGTCCTTTTACACCTTTCATTCTAGCACAGAATGAGCGTTTACGTGGGCCACCTCCGGGCTGAGGAGCCTTAAGGTTAGAGCCGGTAGCTGCATTATACTTCTTTCTACCAGCAGCTGTCAGCCCACCAGAACGGGACTTGTGCTTTCCCATCTTGAGACTGACATTCTTTTTCTTTACTGCCATTATGCTATCTGTAATTTAGATCTTTTCTTCTTTGCAAGGGGTACAGGTAATCCATGTACGTCAGGGTTATACTCTCCAGCTTCATAGAACTTACCTTCAGTCTGCATAAAAGCTTTACCTGTACCGTCTACAAAGAAACCTTTTTCAGTAGGATAGTGCATACTTTTAGAATCACTAGCTAGATCAATACCTGTATTTAACTCAAACATCCTTCTAGATTCTTTTATACGATCTTGAGTTTTTATAAATAAGTCAGGTCTACCACCGGGGTACGGGTTATTATAAAAAGGACGAGTAGGTGCACGGCCATCTTGAGGCGTGCTAGCCACTTTCATAGATGAACGCTTCTTGTTCTTAGAAAGATCCCACTTCATTCCAGTGCTTTCTAAAAACTTTTTAAAGTGTTTCATCTCAGCTTCTTTGATACTAGGTATCTTTATATGATCTAAGTATCTCATAGGTGGTGGCGTAAAATCTTTCGGAGTTATGTTAGCAATCTTTAAATTGTTAAGCTTGGTTGACATTGTTGTTAGTCCTCTTCTTCATCTTAGCTAACCTTAACTCACGTTTAGGTGCTGGTGTATAAGGTCCAGATGGGGCTGGCTTGTATGGTTCGTAGGGAGAATGTCCTCCCTCTTCTTTCTTAGTACCCATTACTTTTTCTTTTTATTTTTCATGATTGCAGCCGCAACTTTTGGTCTTTTTTTTGCGAGTGCGGCTAGTCCCTTTGACGCTTTCTTAGCTGGTGGTCTACCTTTCTTACTTCCGTAAGTACCTTTACCCATTGGCATTTGATTTCTCCTAAAATGATAAGTTGTCTGATCGTTCTAATTTTTCGATAACATCTTGCCTGTAGGCTGGGTCGCTATCATACCTCTTGTCACTCATCGCTGCTACGAGCTCTGCTTGACTACGGAAAACATCTCCTGTTTCTTTTGTTGCTTTTCCTTGTACCATCTTTCCTTCAAATCCTACTGCATTTAGATACTGTGACTTTAATCCGGACACAGCAAACTTAATAGTTTCTATGCTACCAGATGCTATGATATCATCAAAGGCTTTAATGGCTTGAGCATCTAAGTTCTGCCCTGCCCACTGTACCATATTAGTGTACTCTTGATCTCCGCCTGCAAAGTTTTTAACTTCATTAATTTGATTCTCTGTAACATCCTGTACCTGTGCGGGAGGTGCTGCCTGCCAATCAGGGCTTTTAGTTACCTCTAGGTATGCGTTAACTAAATCAGCACTAGACATGCCTTGAAACTTTTGCAATGTCTCAGGAGATAGTTTGCCATCGTTGGAATAAAACTCATCTGATGCGTCTGTAATTACATTTGCATTATCAGACAAGGTTGTAGGTTCTGGTTCTTGTTCTGGTTCTTGTTCAGCTTTTTCTGGACTGTCTTGCTGTCCTAGTTTTGATTCTAATTCTTTATAGGCTTTCTCTAATTCTTCAGCTGACTTATACTTACCAGCTAGTAAGCCTTCTTGTTCAGTTACTAACTTCTCACCAACAGCCAGAGAGTCCTGTTCCTCTTCGGTAAGGACTTCTGTTTCTGGTTGCTGATCTGTAACTGTAAATGTTTGTTCTTCTGCTGCCATTTATTCTTCTGGTGGTGGTGGGGCTTCGTCAGGTATAAAGTTGCTTATAGCTGCCTGTGCCTGTTCTGCTATTTGTGGATTCTTGCTTGGGTCCATGAGAGGAGTGCCTGCAAGCTGTCCTGTTTGATCTACAAGTGATTGCTGTTGCTGTTCTTGCATCAACCTTTGCTTGTCTGCTTCGAGCTGTTCTGGTGTCTTGATTAGATTGAGAACATCTATACCCTGTGCTGATGCTAACCTTAGTATAGCTTCAGATGGGTTAATGAATTTTAACATAGCTTCTGCACCTAGAGTCTGTGCTACTGTAGCCATGAATCTAGTAAGAGCTTCGTTGTCTTGTCCTCTACCAAGACTATTGATACCGGCTACAATCTTTGGTCTGACAACATCTTTAGGTAGCTTAGGTATTTGATTTGATCTCTGTAATATTAACAGAGTTCTATTTAGGTAGGGTACTAAAAACTCTACCGTTAACAAGCTGAAGATTCCGCCAAGGGATTGCTCCAACTCTAGCTGAGTAAGGCGTACCTCTTCAGCTGTAACTCTCTCTGCATTTCTTACATTCATAACTAAGAAAGCTTCGAGTATTCTCTTTTCTATTTGTGATGCCAGCTGTGCAGCTGTTGAGAAGTCTGCTGTCTTACCAACTTGTACGACTCCTACATCTTCTGGTCTACCCTGTATGATAGCCCCGTTACCAGCTTTGGATAAGGTCTGTGGCTTTGTGGTTGATGATGGAGATACAAGAAATATAACCTTACTGGCTACACTTGCACCTTCTACTAGAGCTTGGGACAATCCATTGAGACTACGTAAGTCTCCTATAAATTCCTCTACTCTACCACGTCCGTAGTCCTCTCCGTCTACTGTATTGAATCGAAGCACTAACCATGGTGAGGCGTTTTTAGGAGCTGTACTGCGGCTACCCTCGAGCATCTGTCCATCAACTTCTTGATGCCACATCCAACGTCCATTACTCTCATCCATCTTAACACAGGTGTATACCTCAGCGTCGTCTTCTACTGGACCTTCGTAATTACTATTTGGTCCTTGCTCTTCGGGAGGTTTAGCTATCCCTAGAACTGCTCTATCTACTAATTCTTTAGTAATGATTTCTATAACATTACCGTTACCGTCTCTGTTTACAACATATCGTGAGAGAGGATAAGCTTTTAAACCATCCTTACCCATAAAGATAAGTGCGTTACCACCAACGATTAGGTGTTTTAATGCTTGATGTACAACTACTCTATCATTAGATGCAGCTATGAAATCCATAATCAATCTCTCTATTTTTGAGAATGATAAGTCTAACTCGGTACGCATCATTGGATCTAGTGTCTGTCCAAGCTTGTCGTCTCTGACTTGTAGCTTAAAGAAGCTAGTCTGTGGAGGTAATGTTGCTAGCATAAGTTTAGCTGCTAGCGTGACTACAGCTTTAGCACCTACTGACTGCCATGGTTGTAGCAGTGTACGTTTGCCACTAAAGTTATCGTCTCTTGTAATAAGATAAGGTAAGGTAAGTTCAGAACATTCTACTGCCATGTCTAGAAACTGAGTTCTACCAGACGAGAGTTCTGAGTATCTTTCTCTTGCCTTATACATTCATACCACCTGTTGTACCACCGGCTGTACCAGTGTTGATATTTATTTTGAGAGCATCTGTACCAGTCTTCTTAGCTGTACCTCTTGGTGAAGTCTTTGCTGTTGTACCATACTCTACGCCAGCTGTTTCATCAGGATCTACTAGCTCTTTCTTGCTAGGTAGTCTTGATGCTTGCACTACGTCAGGCTGCCTTGGTTGTATAGGAGCTGGTGTAGGCATAGGTGCTGGGCTTGATCTAAATAGACACATTGTCTTCGTTTAAAATAGATTTTACATATTGTACCACTTCCCATTGTCCGGAGCGGTACATGATGGAGGCTAAGTCCTCCTTGGGGTGGACGGGACGCCAAGCAAACTTGGCTTCCAAGTCCTCTACCAGTTTCTCGAGTTTCTCTGAGTGAAAACTAAGCGTACTGGGGTAGGTTTGTGTTTGCATGTTCAAAAAATGCGGGCATACGAGCTGCTCTTGTGTCAGAAAACTGTGGGGCTTTGCCCTGATACA